GTCAACTAACGCTTTTTGGTCTTGTGCTTCCATTTTTTAGAAATTTAGATTTTTAATGATTTGATTTACGTCGAATTTTGGTTTTATCGGTTCGCTTGATTTTGCTTCGCTCGGCACTTTTGCAAGTGTGGGCTTATCAAAGGTTTCAGCTACTTCAATCTCTTTTAATATTTGCTTGAATTGTTTAATTTGTAGTTCAAACGTGCTTAACATTTCATCGCTTTGCATTCCGTTCTTCACCGTATATTCAAGCTGATTTAATTTACTTACAAGTGCTAAGGTCATTGATTCTTTACTTCCGCTCTTAACTCCCAAAAATGGTGTTAATGAATTTGCACCAAAGGCAACCGTCGAGCCCTCGAATAAATTTATTTCTTTAACTAAATAAAGATACCCGTACTTCTCTGCTTCCTCAGGATTGACTAATTTGCTAACTACTTCATTCCAAGCAACGGGATTTTTTTCCGACTCTATTAAAGATAGCTGGTTGTATTTGAAACCTATTGAATGGTTATCGTAAATACCTTCTTTGTAGTTAATCAAAGTATCATTACCCAAAGTAGTGTTAGCTATCTTAGATTCAAAGTATATGCCCGTAATACCGTTCTTAGTCGTTTCTTCAAGCACTTGCAACTTACCTACTAAGGTCGTCAGGTCGTGATTCAATGCGTGTTTAATCTTTGCTACTGCTGTGCTATTCACACCGCGCTCTTCGATTGACTTCTTAGCCGAACCCATTATTAACACGTCCTTATCTGAATCAAAGAAGTTGTAAGAATTAAAGAAGCCCGTAACTATTCGTGATGAAGTGCTAACGTCTATAATATTAGCATCCGCATACTTAACAGAATAGTGAGCCGCTTTTTTTTCGGCTTCACTAATTATATTTTGTTTTATTGCGTTCATGCAGTATTTTATTTAGTCAAAAATAAAGACTTTATTAATTGCCAAATTTTTATTTTAATTGATATACTTTTTAGCGTCTTCAACATCGCACTCCATAACACCGCTTAGAATGTTTATTGCCACATCGCGACTTATCTCTCCTCTACCTACTGCACCATTCAATAAAATGATTGTATTAATGTTGATGCTGTTTGTTTCTGCTTCTGTTTTATCCGCTTGCTCTTCCATTTGTTTATCCTCTTGTAACACTGGCACATGTTCGTAAGAAGCCTCTAAGTAAAGACCTTGTTTAAACAAGCCAAGCGCGTTGTTCAACGTGTTAATAAAGTCATCTGCTTGCGGCTGTATTGTGTTTTGATATGTTGCCTTTAGTCCGTTGTTCTTATTCTCAAATGTTGCCCCCTTCGTGCTTGGAAACAAGTCCCTATCAGCACCGTAAGCTGCGCATATCGATTGGAAGTCCGATTCTATACACTCCAACAGCATGAGGTCTTTCATAGGAAAAGACATCGGCTGCCACTTCAAAGAACTATTGGTAATAATCTTACGTTTTTGTCCGTCGAATATGCCGTAACTCTTATCCATTTCGCGCGTTATTCTCTCACGCTCTTCTTTGCCTAAAGGTATCGCGCCACCATCAGCGCTGCTTTCATTACTTAATATACCTTCTGCACCTCGCTCAACTATCAATACATTCTCGCTCTTTAATGCGCCTACTATATTTGATAATGGAAGTTGCAAAGCATCAACCTTGCTAATTGAAGTAATCATATTACCACCCACTCCTTCATTCTTATATATCATATCGCTGGGCACCACGTTAAAATAAGTCGATTGGTCATATACTTTGTACGTCTTAATAATTCCATCAATAGTCGATTGGCTGTATAGCTTACCCGTAGGCACTACTTCAACATCGCTTGGGAGTAAGTTCCACATAATGGAAGGTAACGCGCTCGGAAGTCCTTTGATTTGATATATAAAAGCGTTGCCAAATACCGATTTGAAAACATAATATTCATATAAAAACTCCTCGAATGAACGTAATGGGTTAGGCTTCTTTAGTAAGTCCAACACTGGATGATTCTCGATTTCTTCACCAGTCTTTTTATCGTATAATTTTAACTCCATGTTCTTGAACATATCAGCTAAAACATTGATTACAGATTGAAAGTGTGGAATGGTTTTGTAAATCTCCAGCTTGTTTTGAGTATCGATAAGAATGGGATTCTTACGGTCATATATCGACTGGGTGTACATTCCGTTTATACTGCTAAAGCCAAATATCTTTGCGACAATGTTTGAAACGTAACTCATAGATAATTTTTTTTAAAATTAACTATTAAATTAATTGCCAAATTTTATTCTAATATGTGCGGCAGCATAACCTCAATGAACCTACCAAGACCAGCCATTGAATCGGGCGCGTCGTCGTGCTTACTCTTGCCGTCCTTCTTGTACTCGTATATCTGCTGCATCATTGCTCTGTACTCGTCTGTTTGATTCTCAGGCTTAACGTATATAAATCTATTCTTAATCGTGTGGTAACTCATTAAAATGCGCGTGTGCTTGTTTTGGGTGTTCTTCACCATCAATACCTTATCCTCTTGCACCGTTTGGCGAAGTAATCGTATAAAGCCGCTGCCTTGATTGTTACCCTCTACTCTTGTGTAGTCCACATTCAACTCCTTAATCTTAGCCGATACCATTGGGCAAGTTACATCTATTGTGTCCTGAGTGAAGATAGCATCGGTAATATAGATTTGATTGCCGTAAATTTTAGCAAACACAGCGCATAGGTAGTCGCTTCCTTCATCGGCAATATCCACATAACCAAGCACGCTATCGGGCGGACCCTCAGGCATCTTATCAAAGTAATTAAAGTCTGTGCGCTTGAATAACGAGCCGTTCAAATCCACCTCCCAATTACCGTTCACAAATACATCGTATTCATGCGGTGGCATATTCGCTTTCAACGATTCAATGTAATCCTTTGGAATGTGTGGATTATCGCTAATCTTTGCAGGAATATAAGCCCACGTTGGAGGTAGTGTGTTATCCTTCCATTTATCGTATATCCTTGACTTTACCCAACCGCCCGACGGGTTGCACGTTGCTAAGATTTGAATGGGGCAATTTGGCGACCCCGTCCAGCTTCCACTTCTCTCGATCACCTTGTTAAATGTTGCCTCTTGTAGTTCGTTTATTTCATCTAAGCCAGCACCGTTAATCTCTAACCCTTTGAACCTATTCAACTCCTTGTCGGTATCGAATGACTCAGCTAAGAAAATAATTTGTGAGCCATTGGTGAAGGTAACGGTCATCGTCTGCTGGTTAAACTCCTTAACGTATTGACTAAATCCTTCATCTAATAGCCTTTGGAATGTTATTAAGATAGTTCTACGTAATGTTGGCAATGATTCACGCACCACTAACCATCTACTTTTGTCGTACTTGAAACAATTAGAAAGTAAGCAAAGCAGCAGCCAATAAGATTTGCCGCCACGAATAGCACCCCCGTATAAGGTGAATGTCTTGGTGTCGGCTACTCTCTTTGCTTCAATCTGTTTATTAAACGGTATTATCCTTGTCGCTTCCGCCATTCCAATCAATTATAATAGGCTTGTCGTGTAATCCTTTGCCGTTGGTAGTAATGTCTGTATGATTCATTGATAGCTTCCTTAATTCCTCATCTGTTGCTATTAATTTCATTAATGCCATTTGTAAAGCTGGCGCATTGCTGGTGTACCATTTTGAGCGCATTGATACCTTTAAAGTAACTCTATTCTGTTCTAATAATTCTTTTAGTTCGTTCAATTCGTTAGAGTCAGGAGGAAAGAAATCGTAAAAAGTAGGCTTTGCACATGGTAAAAATGAAACAATATCCTCCACAAAAAACAGTTTATGTTTAACTATCATTTCCTTTGCTTGCTCGAATATCTTTAATCTATCGTATGCCATTGTCTAAAATTTTGGGTGTTATTTTACTCCAACTGATTCTGTGATGCCACAAAGCACCTCTTTTTGTATTGTGTCTATTTATCGTTAATTTAGCGTTATTCGGGTCTTGTAATATACTTCCAAAAGATTTTCTATAACTTCTGTCTGTTGCGTAAATATGTTTAGTATTGCCGTCTATTTTATCCATTTCAGCTGTTTGTGCGTTGCTACGTATTAAAGTTGCTAATCCAAAATTTGCTGTTCCTCGTTGCCATTTGCTTATTGAAAAATTTACATCTTCGTTAAGTATCATGTTTAAATCAGTTAAATTCCAATTTTT